CGTTTCGTACTTAGCATTAATCTCACCATTATACTTAAAGAAATCGTATTCATCTTTTGTAAAATGTAACTTAATGCTAAGGTATTTCTTGTATGCTTCATATCCTTCTTGCATTATCCAACATGTGTTTCTTGTAAATATTTAATCATCTTTTCTGGTGTGCTTTCAATGTAAGGATCTTGATCATTTGAATGATTATTAAGACCTGGTTCTTCAAACCATTTCTCTACTAAACCTGCATTAAGAACAGCAGAATAACGCCATGATCTTAATCCAAATCCTTGTTTAGGTTTATTAACTAACATACCTAATGATCTAGTGAATGTACCATCACCATCTGGTATCATTTTTACTTTTTCAATACCTTGTGCGTCTGCCCAAGCATTCATAACGAAGGCGTCATTTACACTTACACAATATACCTCATCAACACCTAATTCAATTAGTTCACCATATCGTTCTTCATAACCTGGTAATTGTTTAGATGAGCATGTTGGTGTAAATGCGCCAGGTAAACCAAATATAACAACTCTTTTACTATTAAATAATTCAAGTGTTGATACATCTTGCCATTCACCTGCTACTCTATACTTAAATGTGTGTGGTAAAATTTTCATATATTCTCCTATATTGGTAAGGTTGCTGTTTTTGGTAAAAAGTTTAAATCTTGTGCGTTCATTTTTATTTTATCTTTTAATGCTCTATTAATTAAATGTGTAATTTGATCAGGTTCTATTTCTTTTTCTCTACAATAATCCAATACTGCTTCCATATGTGTTAGTCTTTTTTTACTTGCTCTTTTTTCTATTATGAGAGCAAATTGTTTAGGTGTCATTCTTTCTCCTTGAGGTATCCCTCTCTACGATTTTTATTCAACCTCGTCAGGTCGCTGACTCTCATTAGAGAGGGAATCGTTGACTATTTCTAATAGTAAATCTGTGTCAAATATCCAATTCATACCATAACCCATTAAACATGTTTGACCTGTTTCTGCAATGGTCAAGAATACGGAGCCATTTTTTAATTCTGCACTATACCAAAATGATACCCATGCGAAAGTCTCTGAATTAGGATCGCCATTTTTTGTTACATCTGACCAAGCAATTGCTTTTTGTTTAAATATACCACTTGCATATGAAAATACAACTGGCCCTGCACCACAAAATATTGGCACTTGTGTTGTTGTCATAACACCCGGAGGAAACACAGGATGTTCTTCTGATTGTACACTTTTTGCAATGACACTTAGCATTACAATAATGCACCATATGTATATAATTCTTTTAATCATTTTTCTCTCTCTCAATCCATTTGTAAAAATTCTCTACCGCTTCTTTTAGTTTAGGTAAGTAGTCAACTTTGTTTTTCTTAAATACTTGTGTTGTACCTTCCTCTGTTACGATTAGTATAACCACTTGGGTTACTTCTTCACCAAAGTGTTCTTTAAACATTTCAGCATAAGCACTACCTTGTATAAAATAGTTCTCAATCCAACTTTCATTTTTTTCTTTTGTAGATGTTTTAAAATCTACTATTGACAATACACCATCATATTCTGCGATACAATCTACACGACCTGCAACTGTATAATCACTAGAAAACATTTGTGCCTCTTGTAATCTTATATTATTTATTTTTGATAGTTCTGGTTTCAATACATTAAACATCATTCTAGGTAAGAATTGTTTTTTGTATTTGTCAACTTGTTCCAAGTCAACATTGTTTAAGTAATCTTCAACCATATTATGTACTGCTGTGCCACGATTGGCAGCTTGTATCATTACATGGTTTGCAACTTCTTCACCTACTCTTTGACGCCATTCATGTAAACCTTTTTTATCTCTAATTGATAAAACAGATGTAATTGATGGATAGGCTTCTTTAGTTTCTAGGTGTTCGTAAAATCTCTTGCCATTTACATTCTTGGCCTTGAGAGGTGGTAATTCATTTATTGGTGGTGTATGTGTAAATATCATTATATGCTCACTTTTAAAATTATATTATATCAGGTCTTGACTAAAAAGTCAAGGGTTAATCTCTAGTAAAAAATGGGTCAGGTTTCTTACTTTTTTGTGCTTGTTCTAATACTTTCATAAATTTATCAAATTCTTTATGTGCTGTATATCTGCCAACTTTATATGCAATATAAAGACAACCAACAGCAATAATTGTATGTGTTATTGGATCCATTCTTTTGCCTTTTCTGTTACTTCATCAACTCGTCTAGTCCAACCTCTACCAAAGGTTTCAAAAGTAGATAAACTTTGATAATAGTTATGTCTTTCAGCTTGATATTTTTCTATCATTTCTCTAGTTTGAGTTCTTACATCTTCACCTATTGCTGATTGTAATGCACCTAGTGTTTGTGGTCCAATACCACCATCTTGCGTTACACCTATTAGTTTTTGTAAAAATTTTGCAGCTCTGCCTGGACCTGCATTGACAGCAAAGTCAAAGATACATAAATCTAAACCCTCAGGTAAATTATCACCTTTTACTCTATCCCAATAATTTTTTTTGTATATTGGTTCAACATCTTCTTTTGTTAATTCTTTCATGTCTTTTGTGCCACCAAAGTCTTCGTAAACTCTTTTAGTGACACCTAAATTTGTTTCACCACCCGGATCTTTTGGGTGATTAACATATCCACCTTCGTGGTGTAATATTACTTCTAATGCTTCTGAAAATCTATTGCTCATAGTGTAATCCTAACTTTATTTTTTCTATTAGATAACTTTTTAACATACCACTTCTTACAATATCACCAAGATCAAATTCTATACAATCAACTTCTTTCATTTGTTGCATGATATTCACAAAATCTAATATGCCATTTCTATCGTTTGTTTTTGTTAAATCTGTTTGCTGAATATCACCAGCAAACACTATTCTTGTATTTTGACCAACTCTGGTCATGATGGTATCTAACTCATGGAAATTTAAGTTTTGACATTCGTCCACTATAATTACACCATTGTCAATTGTGATACCTCGTAAAAAACTCGTTGATAAGAAATCCACTGTTCCTTGATTCCTTAAATCTGTGTATAGTCTATCAAACTCAGCGTCTGAGCCTCGTTGAAACATAAATCGAACCATATTTTGATATGGCACTTGATACAAATATGATTTGTCTTCTTCATCGCCAGGTAAGAAACCTATGTCTCTGGTTGGCAACAATGAACGGACAATATATACTCGCTCTCTTGGTGACTTGGGATCCAACACATCTTTTAATGCGTTATATAATGCAACAAAAGTTTTACCTGTTCCTGCCACACCATATAGAAAAAGATTTTGGCCTTTTTCATAAGAAGCGAATACTTCTTTTTGATTGTCGGTTATTGGTTTTATCGTGTTTAATTCGCTTGACGATATATTTAATTTCTTTTTACTTACCATAATTTTTTCACCGTTTTAATGAGTGACAACTCAGCTTACGTTTCGGATTCTGTTTACCAGTATATGATATTCCTACCAATGTGCTGTTGTCTATCTACTTCTATTTATTCTTTGCTCTCTTTCTATGTTTATCTATTACTGCTCTAGTTCTGGATTCTTTAACACCTTGTCTTCTATATCTTTTACCTAGATTACTTTCAGGATGTTTTTCTGCAATTCTATTTAAGTGGTCTTTCCAACCACTATCTGTTTTACTATCTATTTGACCAACACTACTAACTATGTTCATTTGTGTAGGTGGCATAAGTGTAATATGTTTCTTTTTAATAAATTTTTCCATATCTGATATTGTCATATAATCTTCAAATTCAGTTTTGGTTTTGCTGTTATAAAATCTATAAGTTGGCATTCTCTTGTTCTCTCCACGACTTTCTCATCTTAATATATATCGGGTCTTTAGTAACTCTACTTCTTGCTTGTAAAAATACTTTGGCACTTTTTGCTTTGTCACTTGTCAAAAAATCTTTTGCAATAGGTTTAATATTTCCAAAGTCGTCATACTTATTACCATCTTTATGATTTGCATATCTTCTACTTCTAGTAAAACCCATTTCTAAAAATTTTCTACACATATCCATACCCACAAAATCTTCTTGGTCTTTGTATTGATGATATAAGAATAATATTCTCATAGAAGACATAGCAGCGTCTGTTGGTGTTTTAAATACC